GCATTCACCAGCGTTCCAACTTGCCCCGCCGCCAACGCACGCACCACTGCATCGAGTGCGATCAAATACTGCGCGAAGGTGATCGATCCAGCACCGCCGGGACCAACCAACGCGACGGTCGCTTGCGGCAGCGGCGGGATTTTGAGCGTCAGAGCCATACTCAATGTTTCCGATCTTCAATTGCCGCCTTTAACGTATCTGCTTCGCCACGGCCCGCCGGATTTTCACATTCTTCCCACAAATCCGAGAATTTCAGATTGGTTTTCATGCAGTTGTAGCAGGTGCCAACAAAGTCTTGGCCGTATGGAGACGTGCGGCGGAGAGCGTGTTTCATGCCAAAACCTCACGCGGATCGCTTGATTGAGTCGCACCTAAAAACCCCACGTACACCGGATCAGTCACATCGATCCGCCACCGATCGCCGATCGTGCCGGACTGTCCTCTGTTCTTAACCGACGCACGGGTGCGCTTGCTCTTGCCTTGCGCCCCCAAGCTGCGAATGCTCGGATTGTCAAATGACAGCCCGCCGTTCTTCGAGTTCGAAATCGCAACCTGCGGATTGACCGCGTTCGGCGGGACTGTGACATCGGTTGCCGTCCCGCCCGACGTGTAGGCGTTCTTGAACACGCTGCCGACAAGCTCGATATGGCTGCCGTCGATGACGGTGATCGGCCAAGTGCCGTTCGCCTCGACCGTTCCGCCGACGCCGACCACGATCGCCTCATCGCCCGTGCTCGCTTGCGCGGTGTTATTGACCGTAAGTCGCACAACGCCGTTGGTTCCTGACACGGCGCCGAGCACGATCATCTGCAGACTGCCCTCGACCAGCCCGACCCCCATGACGAAATCAAAATCCGCTCGCGCGATGCGTAGCTGCTGCGGGAAGTCGCGCGCAGGCCCGGACTCGATGCGCAACAACAAGATAGCGGCGTTCTCCGTGTAGTTCTGGTCGTCGATGTAAAGCAGATTTCCCGAAAGGATATCGCCGACCAGAAACTTACCGAAGGCCGCATGTCCGCCTGTTGCACGCCAGCGCCCATACAGTCCGGACAGCGCGATCGACCAGCGCTCGGACCATCGTGGCTTGCCGGTAATACACAGTTCCCAGGTCCAAGCCGGCGACGACAGCGCCCAAAACTTCTTGCCGCCGTAGGCGTAGGCCGATGCTTCAAGCACGTTTCCGAGTTTGCTTTGCGCTTCGATCAGGCGGTCGAGATCAGGTGGCGATACTTTCGTGGGAGCCAAGGAACCGGGCTCCATGCGCCACACGCCGTAATCCTGACCGACCCACACCAGTTCGGAAAACCCGGTTTCGTAGCCTGCAATGGCGGAGTATTGCAGCAAGCCCACTTCCAGCACCGCCAACCGCGAATAAGGAAAGTTCGGAGCGGCAAGGGCAGCGTCTTGCCACGCTTCGCACGATCCCGTCGTGAAGAACAACATGATGCCGCCATACGCGATGGCGCGCAGCAGCGTCACGTCGGCTTTGGCCTCGCAGGTGATGAACGTCAGCGCGTTCTGTGTGAGCAGATTGATCGCCGAGGCGTAGACTTGCCCCGATGCGATCGTGAAAAAAAAATAGCCGTCCTGAAACGCCACCGAGTTCGGTTGCGGCAGATTACCGCCGCCGTTGTACGCGGTCGGCGTACCGTTCCACACCCCGACGACACCCGCTCCACCGGATAACTGCCCGTCGCTCGGAGTAAGCGTTACCGTCTCGTTGCTGACCGGCGTCATGTTGCCGGTAATCGGATTGAAGGCGACGGTTTCGTTGCCGGTTCCCGTGATGGCATCGGTCAGTGCTGTGACCTGACCGATGATGGCGCCGGTCTGATTGATCGTGACCACGCCCAGCGCAGACGTTGCCGTGATATTGACGTTCGCCAGCGTCGAATTGGCGTTGATCAGGTTTTTCAGGCCGGTCGCGATCGTGGTCGCCGATTCAGCCGCGCCGAGCGTGTACGTGACCGTAACCGGAAAGCCTGCAATCTGCGTGTTGTTGAACGTTAGTGCAACGGTATCGCTCGTGTGAAACACCGTACCGCCGATGGTGGCGGTGATCGAGGCCGAACCGCTGACGGCGCTCTGCACCGTCGTCTCGTTGCCGATGACTCCCTTTTGCGCGATGCTGATGACGGCATTGTTGACCGTTGACGTAAGGTTCGCCGCCCCAAGCGCCGCGCTGTTGTTGATCAGCGTATTGAGCCCAGCGGCAATGCTGTCAGCGGATTCACCGACGCCCAGCGTGTAGGTGATCGTGACTGGCGTTGCAGGGCTGGGAGGGGTGTTGCTCGCATAGTTCGTGAATGTGAGGGAGACCTTATCGCCGCTCGTAAAATCAGATCCACCAATCGTTGCCGTCAGCGTCGCTGCGACAACACCTTGCGCCTGCAGCACGTAAGCGCCGTTATCGACATCGACCGCGACCACATCGGGCGTTGCGCCACCGCCCTGGTTGCGGGCGATCGTGATGCGTTTCGTTCCCGGCAAGTCGCCGAGCGAGACGACGACGGCATTCACGTCCACCGTCGAGGCGTTGTTGGCCCATGCCTCAAAGCTAAGATTGTTGACCAGCAAGCCGCCGCGATAGCCGCTCTGCGCGGTCGCGGCGTGCTGCGACAGTCCCGCTGAGCGCCGCCAGACTTGCGGTTGCGGCCCTGTCGGCCGCTGCGCCTCGCCCAACGGCTCCGCGTAGCAGTTGATCAGCCGGCCGCCGCCTTCCTGCGGATTGGCGCCCGGAAACGACGACAGCGGAAACGGGATCGGCGTTGGCTTGCCGGTCGGCATTTCAGAAATATTCCGTCCGCAGGATTTCGCCGGTCGGCCGCCCGCGCGTCATGATCTTGAGCGATTGCGCCGCAGTTCCGCCGACCACAGGGACACCGCCCGCGCCGCCCAATCCTTTGTTGACCATCGCCGCGAGATCATTGCCCGTAAGCCCGAACTTAGTAGCGCACTCGCCTGCGACGATATCCGCGAGGTCGCTAAACCATGCGCCAGGGATATTGTTGGGGTCGGAAACGTAGCAGACTTCGAGCCCGGCGAGTTTGCGGAAAATGCTATCGCATTTTTCTTGCACATAATTAAAATCCTCCACATCGGGAGACTGCCCCGCCGCCAAGACACCGAGATTAGCCAGCGCCTCGGTGATCAGATCATTCAAGGTGCGATAAGGACTCGTATTCGCCATAAAATCAGCCCGCCTCGCGCTCGCTCATCCGATCAACTCGCTCGATCTCGGCAACGATCAAAGCAGCGGCTCGGACAAGATCACGGCGAAACCCTTTCGGTTTCCACCATTCTTCACCCCACGGCCAATAAGCGTGACGATATTGTGCGGGCGAACCAGCCTTGAAATACGGCTGCACGCAAGAGACCGCATAACACGCAGCGGCGCGCGCCAATTCACCCGGAACATGCTTGTCATCATGTTCCGATGCGAAGCCCTCGCCTTCAATTTGGCGCTTCCGTTCCGCCGCGATTTCTTCGATGACACTCATGGGATTACGCCGAAAACGGGGCTTCACGCTTGCGCAATTCGGCGCGCTTGGGCGTGAACAGGCTCATCAGATAGTCGATATCGTCGCCGCCGACCTCGCATTCCTTGCGCAGCGGTTCCTCGCCGATCCATTTGCTGTCGAGTTCTTCGACGGAATTCGCTTTCTTAAGCCATTCGGCGGCGTGCAGGCGATACTGCGCCGAATTCTGCGGGCCTTCGGTCGGCTCGACCTTCACGCTGTCCTTGCGCGGATCGAAGGTACCCACGCGAAAGAACTTGTTCTTGCGCGCACGCTCGATGATGTCGGCGTTCAAGCGTTCCTGCTTGGTGCATTCTTTCTTGAGCGGATCGCCGGTATGGCCGCTGATCGTCTGCGGCTTGTTGGCTTCGAAGACGATATTGCCCCATTTCACGGTCGCGGGATCGCCCTCGCCGGGAACGTAAGTAATCGTTTCCGACACGGCAGCACCTACAGGCGCTTCCGGCTCTGCAGTCTTCGGCGGCCGACCGGGGCCGCGGCGTAAGCCTGCCCCCGGACTTGATCCGGGGGGCTGCTGCGGATTGTCGCTTGCCGCCGCCTGCTCGTTCAACAAATCTTCTGACATTTGGGACGTTCTCCAAATAGAGGAACGGCCGGACCGCCTGAGCGTCCGGCCGGTAGATATTACTGATCGTTGTTGGATTGATACTCGATGACACAGGTCATCGCGCCGGCCGTGGCGGCGGTGCCGCTTTGCCCGTACATGGCATAAAGCTGCACGTCGCCACCGCTTGTTGCACCAAATCCCAAGCCCGCGGCAGCGGTCAAATCTTGTATAGTGGCAGAAGAAAGATTGACCGCAGCAGTTGCCGAACCCGTTGGCGCGACGACTGGCCCGTTCGGACTCGTCGGTGTTGTATAGATCGCGAACTGATTGACAGTGCCCGCGTTAAACGCCGTCGTAACGTCACACACGATACGCGAGACATAGGCGAGATTTCCGAGTGCCGCAAACTGCTGCGGCTTAGTCGATATTTGCGGATCGTTGTAGTTGACGGTAAAGCGCCAATACGCGGTTTGCTGCGTACTAAACGTCCGTCTTGGCACCGTTCGCGTCTGATCGACGTTGATCGCATACGCAGCGACCGCCGACAACGCAATGGCGACCAGCACACCGGCCGCCTTCCAATACTGTCTCTGTCTCATGATGCGGCCTCCTTCGGCCTTTGCTGAATTGAGGGGAAGCGGCGCGGACTGATCCGCGCCGCTGTGGTCACAAAGACGAAAGAGGCTTAGGCGTCCGCCACCGCGGCGAAGAATCCGGTATAGATTCCCCACTCGACCAGATTGCCGGCCACCGTCAGATCGGCGATCTTGCCGATGCCGTAGGCCATCTTGATGCCGGCGCCGCGCAGGAACTGATAGTCGTCCTCCTTGCGAAAGGTCGGCGTTGGCATCTTGCCCCAACACCAGCCCATCGCGGTCTGACCGCACAGGAAGGCCGGAGCCACCTGAATGCCGGCCGATCCAGCCGTGGTGTAGGTTGCCGGAATGCGCAGCGAGAGTTCGGGGATTTCCCGGATGATCACGCCGTTGTACAGCAAGTCGCCGTCAACGAAGATCGGGTTTTTCAGATAGCCCTTGTTCTCACGATCGCGGGATTGCTGGTTAGCGGTGAGGATCGAAGTGTCGTTCTGCGCGTCGCGGAATTGTTCCTGACCGACGAACAGCACGAACCATTCCGTGCCGTTTTCTTTCAGCTTGAAGGGCCTGATCCTGGGATTGGCCTTTTTCGCCGAACGCTTCATGCGGTTGATGAGTGCTCCTGAGAGCGTCATCGCCGCCGTGATCATCCCCATCGATGCAGCGAAGTTACCGGCCACGAGGTTCGCGGTATTCGAACTGCCGATCAGCACGCGGTCGCCGTTCTGCGTCAGCCAAGCGTTCCGCTGTGCCGCCGTGGCGGCGTCGAACAGGATGCCGTTGACGCGCTGGCCTGCGGTCGTTCCCAAGCCCACCGGAGCGGCCGTGGAGGGAAGCGCATAGAGGCCGTCGCAGATTTCGTCGCGCTGCTTTTCCTTGCCCCAATCGACCAGTGACGGCTTCGCCTCGGCGAACAGGTCGATCGAGGATTTCTGCTCTTCCGCATTGTTGATGACGACGGCGTTGCGCGCCCAATCGATCCACATGCGAAAGCCGTAGTTATTCAACTGCTCTTCGTTGCCGACCAGCGGTCCGACAGCGACGCCGGGTGCGTTCAATCGGGTGAGCAGCGGCACGTTGATCTGTTCGCCGCCATTCTTGCCGCCTTTGTCGAGGTCGGGAATGACGCGAATGATCGAAGTCGAATCCGTTCCCATGTAGGGTGAGAACAGATTCTCACGGACGTATTCTCGGAAGATTTGCTTCCGAAAAACGATCAGTTTGTTGTTGGTCTGTGTGGTGGAGAGCGCCATGGGTGCTCAACCTTTCTCGTGCAGGACAGCCGCGCGAGAGAACACGCGGACTAATCCTTGAAGGCGGAACCAAATACCGCGCCGTCCGTATCATCGACGTAATCTTCGCCCCGTGTGGACGAACCACCGGGGACGCGACCAATCGATGGCGGCAGGCGGGTGACGGTACGCTGTTGTCCGCCGTTTGACCCGTTGGCTTCCGCGCGCAGGTCCTCAAGGAGCTGGCGGCGGAATTCGGGGTCTTTCATCAGAGCTTCGCGGGTTTCGGTGGCGAGTCTTTCCCGGTACGCGGCCGGATCGTCGCCAACTTCCCTCAGGGTTTCATTGCGCTTATGCCAGCTCACCAAGGCTTCCCCTGGATCGGCGGAGGCATAGATGCGCTGTACGACTTGACGTGCGTCGGGATTGTTCGGATCGAGCTGCTGCAGCGAGCCCCACGCCTTCTCGAACGACTCTTTGTCGAGCCGGTGTGCGAGCGCCATACTTTGTTCCACTCGCATATTATCGATGCGCTGGTCCCTTGCAGCCAACTCACTCTGAAACTCCCGACGCATGTGGTCGTGATACCCTTGCGGGTCTTCGAACATATCGGGGACTTGGGGCTGCTGTTGACGCTGTTGCGGCGGCTGTTGCTGCTGCCGCTGCGCCAAAAGATAACCCTCCATGCGCGCCCGTTCCGCGGCGCGTTCACGCCGTTCGGTTTCGAGCTGCGCGCGGAGCGTTTCACGTTCGGCTTCCGCCGCGCGTGCACGTTCCGTGGCTTGACGATGAACGGCGGGAGGAACGGTCGGGTCTTTGCCGTTCGGCTTGACGGCAGGCTTGCCGTCGTCGGCCGCAAGCGGCGGCTTCTCGCCTTCGGGCGGCTCGCGGACTTCGGCTTCGGTCTCGCCTTCCGGCAATTCCTCTTCCTCAGTCTCGACCTCGGTTTCATCGTCCTCATCATCCTCACGCTGGCCCTCCAAGCCATCGCCCATTCCTTCTTGCGAGCGATCGCCTGTTTCGTCCAGCGCAAAGCGTTCTTCGTCGTCCCACGCCGATCCCGCGATCTCTTTCTCAGTCGCGGTAATGGCGTTCCCGATAACGTCGATTTCCTGCGTTGCCATGATGTGGCGGACCTTTCACTGATTGGCGGTTTCGTCGCCATGACGGCAGTCCACTCTTGCGCACTAAAACGGTGCGACACGCCGGGACCGTGATTGATGCGTTGCGCCGTATCGAGGTCGCCTGCGGCGGGCTCTTGTATGACGGCAGCCCGTAAGTGCCGTTGCGCCGTCTCGTGGCGCGGACGAAAGAAGTCGCGCGGGCCGGTCGCTACCCCGGCTTCTGCTCTGGTCCGGGATCTTAATTCTTAGTCGGTGGCGCCGGCTGCTCGTGCGCGCCGTTGACCGTGGTCGTATGTGTCTGCCGCGCCATGTCGAGCGCCTTGTCGATCGCGTCCGACAACAGTTCCATGGCCGGCAAAGAGCCGCGCAAATGGATCGTGCACACCATTTCGAGCTGCACGCCGCCGTCAGGCTTCGGCACCACGACATTCGCGGCAAGTTCAAGCTGCACGACGCCGTTGACGACGCCGAACACCGGCACGCCATCGAAATAGACGAACGGGGCTGCCGCGGCGTTTTTCATGAGCGGCGGCTGTGATTTGCTCTGGTGTTGCGGGCGTTGATGGGTGCTCATTAGAAAAACTTTCCAACACACACGGCGGACAATCCCGCACCCGTGGTTATTTTCCAAGCTCCATTTACGCTTCGAGCGGAGACCGTCAGCGTGAATGGCTCAAGGTTGGATAGGCTCGACGTTCCACCGGGAAACGAATAAATCGCCGTCGAACCGTCAGTGATCGTAAACACGCCCGGCGATACCGTAGTCGGTATGACCGTGCAGTGATCGAGATAATCACCGGCCGCGCCGCCCCCAACGCCGGCCAACGGCGTTATCGATGTCGAGGCAGCTTGCGTTTGATACTGATTTGCCCCGTTGATGACCGGCGTATTCTGCGCCTTCACCGGCAGCAACGCGGCGATCGACAGCACACAGACAACCAGCGCTCGCGTGAGAACGTGCTTGATCATGACGGCCTCGTTATTTCGGCGGGTCTGCGACCGCAGGTGCGTCTTTCGGCGGCGCCGGCTCGGCAGGCTTCGCTGGTGGCGGCGCTACCGCCGCCTGCTCTTGCTGCGCCAGAGCTTGCGCCAGCCCCATCAGCTCCGCACGCTGCAACTCGTAGCCGTGGCCGTCCGCGGTATTGCCGGCCGCCGCAACGCGCACCTGCAGCCAGAAGTCGGCGAGCGCGAGAGCGCGCTTGAGCGTGGCGGTTTGATCGGGCGATAACGTGTAGGTGACGGGCTTTGCAGGTGCGGGCGGCGCTTGTGCGCTCACCGTTGAAACGAAGAGCGCGAGGACGATGGTGATGACGATGATGCGGATCATTTTTTGTTCCTAGTTTCCAGCCACTACGGGTGGTGTATAAGGCGCGGGACCTTTGACGGAATGTTTCGTCCAGTCAGGACGCGGCATCGCCTCATCAGGATTGAACGGGACATTCACAAGCGCCAGCACGGCCTGTCGGCATTGTCGCGTCCCAGGATCATCGCCGTGCTTCCGAAGCTCTGCATCGGCGTCGCCAATCGCCTGCGCGTAGCCTGCCTGAAAGCCGCCTGTGTAAAGCTTTTGTTCCTGATATATGTCGGTCATTTGGCTTCTTAACATCTAGTGGCTCTTAGTTGAAGGGATCGTGATCGACGGGTGTAAGCGTAACGCCGCTCGGCTTATAGCCGGCGTAAGGCAGGAACGGATCATGCTCGACAGGCTGCAGCGTGATCGTGTTGTCGTCGTCGGGCTCTTCGCTGGTCTTGGCGTCATTCGCGGTGAAATGAGCAGCGCCAGCGCCGATAAGTCCGGCTAAACCAAACTTGCGAATAATATCCACTGTTGAAGGATCAAATACGACATAGTTTCTCGTTCCCTCACCAGTAGCGCGCGACTTCTGGTCGAAATATCTTATTCCTGGTATTCCAGCCTCTCTAAGCCTAGCCGCTACCTCTGGTCCATGAACATAATCCTTAATATCCGTATCACGAGGCACCTTAACAACATTAAAAAGTAGATTTTTTACGTATTCACTTTGATCAGACAGAGGCTTGTCTAGATCAACAAAACTCTCCGGGTTCGATTTGATCGCCACTTCATAGTTATGTCCCTTCGGCAGCGTCCCCAGCTTTTGTTCTATATCATCGAACACCTTTGTTGTTAGATCGGGCCGCATTGGTGGATGAAGCCAGGAAGGGCTAGTGCTTAGCGCTCTCTCGCGTTGATATGCAATCGCCTCTGGAATTGAAGGCCC